TTTCCTCTATTTTTAAAACCAATTAGGCTGAATACTCTCAATTATTTTAAAAGTATAATGCGTATAATTATTATTGATATCATAATGTTTAACTTTCCAATATATGACACCCTCTTTATCTACTATATAATTCATATTTTTTCCTCATTTAATTAATAAAATTAATCTCTTACATAAACCCCACAACCATTTTAGGTACTTGGATTTTGCGTACAGCTTTCCTGCTGACCTCACCACCATTTTCTGGATTTAATGTAAGGTTTATGTTTTCTTTATCTTCTCTTAACTTAACATATTAATTTTAATATGTCAATACTTTTTTTTAAAATTTCTGACTACTTAATTCAAATCGGCACTTTTTAGTTTTACCGCCAGAATATGAAAACCCTTTCAACCACGCTGAAGTACTGGGATATATACTGTATGTATCTCTAATTTCCTCATTTGTACTTACTATGCTATCGAGGTTTTTTGTTCTGGTGGCAATTTTAATTCGTTCCTTTTTGCCTAGTCTGAAACCTTTATTTATTCTGTTTTTCATAAAACAAATATAACATTCTGATTAAAAAAATAAATGATAAAATGAATTAATATTTTTTATTCAATTAAATCAATGAGTTAAAATGTATATTATTTTTAGATTTTAGATAAGAATTTAGATAATGGTTATCGGCTAAATAAGTTATTGATTTTAAAGGGTAATTTAGATAGTTGCCTTAATTAGAACACAATCTTTAAAACTCTTTATATATATAAAAAAAGCCAGAATAAAAGTGTTGCATAAATACCACAAGTAATTGATTATGTTGCATAATTACCACATTAAATATAAATATATAGGTCATATAATCTGACATAAATATTGTTAACTAGTGTCATAATTCTGACACAATTTAAAGGTAGACTTCAAGCGAAGGTATATCTTAAATAATAGGTCATAGATTCTTACCTATATATATAGTATTGATAATGATTATCAGTATCATTCTAGGTCATGCGAGGTAGTAGGCGAGTACCACCCCCCCACCCCCCACCCATATATATCATACACGCACAAAATGACCCAATAGTAGTGTTAACCAGTAGCTGGCCCACTTCAAAGTCAGGTAATGTAATTAGGAAATCTAGGGAATATAAGGGAAAGAACTAAAAAGATGTTAACCAGTACCTCGCCTTACGTTAACTCCTGACGGAGATGACGGATTCTAGGTTGGATTGGTCGCCGCTTTAAGTTATGAGGGAGTGGTTGTTATGAATTGAATAATTCTATATAGGTATATAACCGCCCCCAGGGGTTAATTACATTATACAGGTGAATATCGGTTTTGTCAACAATAAAATTAATTATTTTTTACTTGACAAATTGTTAACTAGATGTTATAATAGTGGTATGAGTTTTTTACAAACAACTGATAACAAAAAGAAAAGAAAACTAACTGATAAACAAGAGAAGTTTTTATCGGCTCTAGCTGGTGAAGCTCGTGGTGACGCTAAGACTGCATTGTCTTTAGCAGGGTACGAACAAACTTCTTACTATGCAGTACTTGATTCCCTTAAGGAAGAGGTAGTGGATGTAGCAAATAGCATACTTGCCCACAGTGCACCAAAGGCCGCCGCTAAATTAGTTGATGTTCTTGATAGCGATGCACCTATACCACAAGTAGGTGCTAAGATACAAGCCGCCCAGACTTTGTTGGACAGGGTCGGCATCAGTAAACGTGAAAGACTTGAGGTTAATCATAATCATCAAGGTGGTATTTTTTTATTACCTGATAAAGAAACAATAACAATTAATGCTGAAGAAGCAGATTATGAAGAGGTAAAGAATGAAACGCAAAACTAGTTCTACTATTCCGTTTGGTTACAAAGAAGTAGAAGATAATACTGGATACATAGAAGAGATACCAGGACAGCTAGAAGTATTAGATAAAGCTAAACAACATATATTAACTGGAGCATTATCATTACGAGGAGCAGCTGAACAAATAGAATTTGAAACAGGACGCAGTATATCTGCAGTTGGGCTTAAGAAAATAGTTGACAAAGAAAGAAAGAATAGTTTACTAGCCAAACAAATATGACTGACTCAGTAATAGAAAAAAAGAAACCTGGTAGACCCAAGGGTTCAACAGGCACTAGAACTTTAACTAGAGAGCATCAAGCTAGACTACAAGCAGCTAGAGAATTAAAAGCTAAAAAGAAAAAGATTGAAAAGCTAGAAGTAAAGCTATCACAAGAACGTGGTAAGTTTAAAGACAAGAAGGAAGCCTTAACATCTCCTGTCTTAACTGAAACTACAAAAGAAAACTTACCTACAAAAGTAAAAGAGTTTATAGAAGAAAACAAAGAGTCAATTGTTTTTAAACCAAATGCTGGACCACAAACAGATTTCTTAGCTGCGGCTGAGCAAGATGTATTATATGGTGGAGCTGCAGGTGGTGGTAAGTCTTATGCTATGTTAGTTGACCCACTAAGGTTTATGCATAGACCAGCACACAGAGCTTTATTGCTAAGACGTTCTATGCCAGAGTTAAGAGAACTTATAGATAAATCAAGAGAGCTATATCCAAAAGCTTTTATTGGTGCTAAGTTTAGAGAAGTAGAAAAAATTTGGAGATTCCCAAGTGGGGCTATGCTTGAGTTTGGATACCTTGACAGAGATGCCGATGTATACAGATATCAAGGACAAGCCTACAGTTGGATAGGGATAGATGAGTTAACTCAATATCCTACAGAGTTCCCCCTTCAGTATTTGCAATCACGATTAAGAACAACCGACCCAGAAATCAAGACTTATATACGGTGTACTGCAAACCCTGGAGGTGTTGGAGGTAACTGGGTACGCAAAAGATATCTAGAACCTTCACCATCTAATGAAAGCTTTAAGGGCCCTGATGGTTTAACTCGTAAGTTTATACCAGCAAGACTTGAAGATAATCCCTACCTTGCTTCTGATGGACGCTATGAGCAAATGCTTATGTCGTTACCACCAATACAAAGACGACAACTACTAGAGGGTAACTGGAATGTTAGTGAAGGTGCAGCCTTTGTTGAGTTTGATACTGAGAAACATATCATACCACCATTTCAAATACCATATCACTGGCAAAGGTATAAAGGCATTGACTATGGTTATGCCGCTGAGTCTTGTGTTGTATGGGCAACAATAGACCCTGAAGATGATACTATTATTATTTATCGTGAGTTATATCAAAAAGGATTAACAGGTGAAGACCTTAGTGAATTAATAACTGAGATGGAACGAGATGAACGTAGAAGTATTGCAGGTGTACTTGATGGTGCAGCTTGGAATCGTACAGGAGTTGGTGGCCCTACAGTAGGAGAAACTTTAGTTAGAGGTGGTCATAAACTTAGACCAGCTGATAAAAATAGAATACAAGGTAAAATACAAATACACGAAAAACTTAAACCTAATAGAGATACAGGCAGACCAAAGTTACAAATTATGTCTAACTGTGTAAATTTAATTAGAGAACTACAAAGTATTCCTGTTGACTCTTCAAGACCAGAAGATGTTGATACAAAAGCATCTGACCATGCTTATGATGCACTTAGATATTTAGTTATGTCTAGACCAAGAATGCCTAGTACATATAGAGAAATGGGTGAGATAAAAAGGTTCACACCTTCTGACCCAACATTTGGATATTAACAATATGCCCACCTACACATTTAAAAATAAAAAAACAAAAGAGGTATACGATATTGTTATGACCTACGATGAGTTTCTTAAGTATAGTAAGAAACGAACTGTAGAAAGAATCCTAAAACCTACAGCTCTAGCTAACTTAAGTAATGGAGCAGAAGGGTCTTTTAGGGATTGGTGTCATCAACCTGCTGATGATATTGATACAAGTAAATCACATAATTTTAGACAATCAAAAGAGGAGTACTTATTTTCAGATGCTGAAGACAAATAAAAAAATTAGCCTAATAGATGGTAAACAAGTAAAGGTAGGATATGCTGTTCTTGATATAAAAGAACAAGCACCTCAATTTAAAAAATCTAATATGACAGATTGTTATGGTCAATATACTGCTAGAGAAAACATAATTGAGGTACAGCCTGGACTTTCTGATATAGATGAGGCTAATACTGTGTTACATGAGATAATGCATGCATGTGTTTATATATCATCTCTTAATACTGAAGGGCAAGCTTTATCTGATGATAACAACGAAGAAGTAGTAGTTAATAGTTTAAGTAACTATTTAATGCAAGTATTTATGGATAATAAATGGTTATTACCATATTTAAATAAAAAAATACTTGACAAGTAGTTCAAATGACTGTATAATAGAAACTACAGATATTTTTATATATAGTATATAATGGGGTTTAAATGGACGAAGAAAAAGATATTCAAGAAAAATCAGTAGAAGAAATAGCAAGAGAGCAAGAAGCTAGTAAGCTTTCTGGGTATATATACCAAAAATTCTTTGATTGTGAAACTTCTCGTAGAAGTGATGAGGACAGATGGCTAGAAGCTTATCACAACTATCGTGGTAAGTATTACAAAGATGTTAAGTTTAGAGACCATGAAAAGTCTAGAGTATTTGTAAAAGTTACAAAAACTAAAGTATTAGCAGCGTATGGACAAATAACAGATGTTTTATTCTCTGCCAACAAGTTTCCCATCTCTGTAGAAGAGACCAGAATACCAGAAGGTGTAGCAACATTTGCTCATCTCAATCCCCTAAAAGAGCAATTAGGTGACGGTCTTCAACAACCATCTCCAAATATGGAAATGGATACTATGAGTGAGACTCCTGCCCCAACACCAGATATTGCTCCACTGGGCTTTGAAGGGGATGGGAATACCCTCGAACCTGGCTCTACCTTTCAAGATATGGAAGAAAAGTTTTTATCTTCTCTTTCAGAAGAATATAAAGGTGCAGATTTAGAAGAAGGTCCAGCACCTCTTCCTGAAATGCCACAGATTAAGCCTGGTCAAATAGCAGCTCGTAGAATGGAAAGACTTATTCATGACGAGATAGAAGAATCACATGGTGGAACAGAGTTAAGAAATTCTATATTCGAATCAGTTTTATTAGGAACTGGAATTATTAAAGGCCCTTTTACTTTTAACAAAACTCTTCATAACTATGATAGAGATGAAGATGGTAAAAGAGTTTATAACCCTCAGACAGTTAAAGTACCTAGATTAGAGTATGTAAGTCTTTGGGATTTTTATCCAGACCCTAGTGCAAAAAGTATTGAAGAGTGTGAGTTCACAATTCAGCGACATAAGTTTAATAGAAATCAACTAAGGAATTTATTGAACCGACCCTTCTTTAACAAGAAAGCTATTCTTGAAACTTTACAAGATGGCCCAAACTATGAAGACAGAAGTTATGAATCAAGCCTAGATATAGGTGATGATGATTATGATGGTAATGATAGTCATAGTCGTTTTGAAGTTTTAGAATACTGGGGTATTGTTGATAAGACTACTCTCGAAACATCTGGTATGATTATTCCAGAAGAGTTTACAGAAGAAGATGAATTACAAATTAATGCTTGGGTAACAAATAATAGAGTATTACGTTTAGTTGTTAATCCATTTAAACCTTATCGTTTACCTTATCATGCATTTCCTTATGAAAGAAATCCTTATAGTTTCTTTGGTATCGGTGTTCCAGAAAACATGGCAGATGCTCAAGCAATTATGAATGGACACGCAAGAATGGCTATTGACAATCTTGCATTATCAGGGTCATTAGTATTTGACATTGATGAGTCAGCACTTGTAGCTGGTCAATCAATGGATGTATACCCTGGAAAAATATTTAGAAGACAAGCAGGTATGCCTGGACAAGCTGTACATGGACTTAAGTTTCCAAACACAGCAACTGAAAACATGATGATGTTTGATAAGTTTAGACAACTAGCTGATGAATCAACAGGAATTCCGTCGTACTCTCACGGACAAACTGGTGTGCAAAGTATGACAAGAACTGCATCTGGTATGTCTATGTTATTAAGTGCAGCGAACTTGAACGTAAAAACTGTTATTAAAAACATTGATGACTATTTACTAAGACCACTTGGTGAAAGTTTCTTTCAATGGAATATGCAATTTTACGAAGGCGACTTAAACATTGAAGGTGACTTAGAGATAAAAGCAACAGGTACTTCAAGCCTAATGCAAAAAGAAGTAAGGTCTCAAAGACTAACAATGTTCTTACAAACAGTACAGAATCCTGCAATAGCACCATTTGTAAAGATATCTGAAATTATAAAAGAACTTGCATATAGCTTGGACTTAGACCCAGATGAAGTTATAAATGACCCTGCGGCAGCTGAGATATATGCTAAAATTATAGGATTACAAAACAATGCTCAGCAACAAGGAAATCAAGAACCTCCAAATCCTGACGGCCAGCCCCCAATGGAGGGTGCTCAAGGATTACCTCCTGAAGCTTCAGGAACTGACAGTAAAGGAACTGGCAATGGCACAATCGGAACAGGCAATGTTTCGCAGCCAGGGGAGATGGAATTTACTGGAACAACTGATACACCTCCAGGAATCAACTAGAAATAATACTAACAACTAACAAAGGCTAATACTATGGGTGAAACAAAAAAAGAAAAAACAATGTATAATGGAGTTGAAGACCCTAGGTTTTTAAAACTTATTACTTTATATGATTCAGATAATAAAATAACAGGATACAAATCATATAACAAAGGCGGTTCTGTTAATAAAATGATGTATGGCGGAATGGCTAAGAAAAAAATGATGCACGGTGGTCATGTTAAAAAAAGTAAAAAGTAAAAAAATAAAAGGTTATAGTGTTGGTGGCTATGCTATGCCTGAAAATACTACAAGACCAGGACCTCTTTTTGCTGACCAAATGACTACTTATAATGCTCACAAAAAAGGTTTTATAAATACTTCAGGAAAAGGTAAATCATAATATGGCAACACCAGGATATGCAGCTCTATATAGAGTACCAGGAGCACAACAATCATCTTCTATGGATGAAGCTCCAGAAAAAAATATTGGTGAAGAAAAAGCTCCAACTATGGGATTAAGTAATCCTAGTGTACCTAATGAAGTAAGAACAGCTGGTCAACCTCAAATGATGTTTGACCCATCTAGAGCTAGATATGCTTATGGTGGCATAGCTCGAGATAGCGAAAAAGTTTTAGATGATACAGGTTATCGTGCATATGAAGAAGGTGGTATGGTTATTCCAGAATTACAAGGCGAAGCTGATGAAGGTATGCCTGTTGATTTAATGGAAAATAATCCTATGATGATGATGGAAGAAGAAGACATGACTATGGAAGAAGACATGGCAAATTCAATGGATAGAGAAGAAGACACCATGGAAGATTTAGATGTTACTGTAGATACATCTATGTTAACATCACAAGATGAAGAAGTATTAGAAGAAGCTATTAGTATGCATCCTGAATTATTAGATATAATTCCTAAGATGTTAGTAGCAACAAATGAATTTACTGGCGACGGCGAAGTCGAAGGGCCAGGAACAGGAACATCAGACTCAATCCCTGCAAGATTATCAGACGGAGAGTTTGTCTTTACAGCTAAATCAGTTAAACATTTAGGTGTAGATAAACTTCGTAAGATGATGGCAAAAGCAGAGAATGATTACGATAAAGATATGAACGTCCAAGATGAACAACAAATAGAATCAGTAGATGACATGGTTCCCTCGGATGTCATGAGTGCTGCTTATGGCGGTTTAATGAAAAACCCTTATAAGTAGGCTTTACAAATAGAGCTACCCTGCCAATCACTGAGGCACTCTATTTTTCGGCTACTCTTGCAATTTTGCAAGACCCCAACAATAACAATGAAAGGTGATTAAAAATGACTGATAGTAATGAGAACCCTCTTTTAGAAAAAAGAACTACTTCTCAGAAGAACGAAGAACAAGAAGCTAATCCATATAATCAAAAGAAAGATTATCTTGATTATGATAGTATGGAACAAGACGCATCAAAACCGTTTGCAGGTGCTAATACAATGGCTTACAAAAATAATTCTAAGGTAGTAGTAGATTCTACACAAAGTATAGAAGATACTGAAGAACCTCAAGAAGAAGAAAGCCAATCTGCAAATCAACCTTATAAAAAAGTTGACTATAAAAAAAGGTATGATGATTTAAAAAAACATTACGATACTAAAGTAAATGGTTTTAAACAAAAAGAAGAAGAACTACACGCACAACTAAGAGCTAATCGACCTAAGTATAAAGCTCCTAAGAGTGCAGAAGAACTTCAAGAGTTTAGAAAAAATTATCCAGACGTATATGATGTTGTTGAATCAGTAGCTCATACTCAAACTTCAAAAGAACTTGAAGATTTAAAAGAAGAATTAAAAGTTCTTCGTAATAAAAATCAAGAAATTTCTGTGAAGGAAGCAGAGTTAACTTTGGAACGACTACACCCAGACTTCTCAGAGATTCGAGAATCCGATGAGTTTCATGCTTGGGCTGATAGACAACCAGAAGAAATAAAAGGTTGGATTTATAGTAATGGTTCAAATGCAACATTAGCATCTCGTGCAATCGACCTCTTCAAACAGGACGTCGGCAAGTTAAAATCTAATACTAAAAATGACATATCAGGAGATTTAGTACCTGCATCAGAAATGATAAAGGTAACAAATAATAAAGATATAGGTTATGGCAGTAAAAAGATTTGGACTCGTTCTCAGATAGCAGCAATGTCACAACGTGATTTTGATAAGAATGAACAATCCATAATGGAAGCTATGTCTAGTGGTCGTGTCGTTGATGATACGTCTAACAGAAAAATAGGTGGTTCAGGAAATCCTACTTACTAAGTTACAAAGCTGTTTTTTTAAACAACTAAAACTCAACTAGAAAAGGAGAAATACTATGGCTGTATTTCAAAATGCTGGTGGAGCTGGTAACAATAACTTTAATGCAGGTACCTCAGGTCAAACGAATGAATTTTTCGTTCCTGAAATTTTCTCGAAGAAGATTCAAAACTTCTTTAGAAAATCATCTGTAATTGAAGCTATTACAAACACGGACTATGCAGGTGAAATAGCTGCTTTTGGTGATACTGTAAAAATCATCAAAGAGCCTACTGTCACTGTCGCAGCATATACTCGTGCCGCTTCTACTACAAAACAATACCTTACTGACCAAGAGTTGACACTTGTTATTGACAAAGCAAACTCATTTAAGTTTATTGTTGATGACATTGAGGAAAGACTTTCTCATATCAACTTTGCATCAGTAGGAGCAAGCTCTGCGGCTTACACACTAAAAGACACAATGGACGCTGAAGTCCTTGAAGCAATGGCTGACGGTGCATCTGCATCATCTCCAGATAACCAAATGGGTACTGATTCAGATACTCACTTAGGTGCTGGAGTATTTGATGGTTCAGGTTCAATCGACGTTGGTTACGCTACAGGTGAAATCACTCCATTAGCTTTAATGTCTAGAATTGCTAGAAAACTAGATGAATCTAGTATTCCAGAAGAAGGACGTTTCTTTGTAGCAAACCCTCAGTTTTACGAGGAGTTAGCTGCTGAAGATTCTAAGTTAATGTCTGCTGACTTTAACCAAGGTGAAGGCGGAGTTCGTAATGGACTAGTAGCATCAGGAATGATTAGAGGATTTAAAATGTATAAATCTAATAACATTGCTGTAGCTAATGCTGACGGCAAAGTAATGGCTGGTCACATTAGTTCTACTGCTACGGCTCAATCTATCCTTAACATTGAAACTCTAAGAGACACTGATACTTTCGGTGACATCGTAAGAGGATTACATGTTTATGGAAGAGCTGTATTAAGAGACGACGCTCTCGTAACAGCACACTATAGTATTGACTAATACTAAAGAATTAGAAGGGGCGATTAAGTTCGCCCTTTCTTTTATATACATAAAGGAATTTTAAAATGCCAAAAATGAAAAACGGAATTGATTACGCTGATGTTATAACAGAACATTTACCTTTTATAAAAGAAGGCGATAATGTAGCTTCTTGTGATTATGGTAAAGATAAATATCCAAGACAATATGGTCAAATGGATTTAAGAAGAAGTTGTGATAAAGATGAGATGGGTACTCCATCTTTTTATAAAGACAAAAAATAATTAAAGGTAACAATGGCTGCTCCATTTAGAACATATTTAGATTTAACTAATACTATTATTAGAGAACTTAATGAAGTAGAACTAACAGCAGGAACTTTTTCTTTAGCTGTAGGTTTACAAAAATATATTAAAGATGCTATTAATAGAGCATACTTTGATATTTGCACAGCAGAAGACAAGTGGAGTTTTTTAAGTGCAGGTGACCCGTCTAATGATTATTATGGTAATACTAATATTGAAACTACCGCTGGTACTAGATGGTATGATTTAAGAAGTTCTCAAACAATTGCAAATGAATATAGTTTTGTTGATTGGGAAAATATAATAGTAACTGAAGAAGGAGTAACAGGTAAAACAGCTCCATTTGAAATTAATAGACTACAGCCACTGTCTATAAATAACTGGCAAAGATTATACGGAATACAAGAGTCAAGAGATAAAAGTAGTTCTCAAACTTATGGAATACCTAGACGAGTTATAAGAGTTCCAGAAAATAATAAACTTGGTTTATCTCCTATACCTGATGGTGTATATAAAATTTATTTTTATGCTTATAGTCAACCTACTGAATTATCAGCACATGGAGATACAGTAGTATTTCCAAAACAATATACATCTGTTCTTTTAGCAAAGACTAGATATTATGTGCATCAATTTAAAGACAATATGTCACAAGCACAACTAGCTGAAGTAGAATATCAAAAAGGTTTAAGAAGTATGAGAGAACAATTATTAGAACCTTTTCCAGAAACTATGGATGATAGACGTAGCGTATATGTCTAATAAAAAGAAACAGGTAAAGCTACCAGCTCCCTGGAATAAAACAAATACAAAAGAAGTAATTAAAAATTTTTTTAAAGTATGGCAGAACAAGGTATATCGATAAACTGTGAAGGCGGATTAGATTTAGTTTCAAGTACCGCTTTGCTTTTTAGAACTCCAGGAGTAGCTCAACGACTTAATAATTTTGAGTCATCTATTCATGGAGGGTACAGAAGAATTAATGGTTTTACTAAATTTGGTTCATCTACTGTTACAGGAGATACTAGTCAAGTTGAAGGTATATTTGCATATGCTAAAGGAGTAGTAGCTTGTGCAGGAAGTAATATTTTTTATAGTACAAACGGTAATAGTTGGACACAAATAAATAAAAATACTTATCAAAACAAAACAGGTACAGTTTCGGTAAGTTCAGGTAGTGCTACAATAACAGGAAGTAGCACAGCATTTACTAGTGAGTTTGCTGTAGGTGATGATATTAAAATAAATGATGAACAGTTTTTAGTATTAAGTATTACAAATAATACTACAATGACAGTAGATGGAAACTTTGCTGCTACTGCTTCATCACAAAATATAAAATTAAATGGGTCTACAGAGTCTCAATTAAATAGTGCCAGTTCTCTATCAAGAGGTTCTCAAAATCTTTGTGAGTTTACTTTATATGAAAGTAATAAACAATATGGTAAGCTTTATGTATCAGATGGAATTAATAAAGTTGGTGAAATAGTTATTGAAGTTACAAATGCTGGAGTATATACTTATTCATTTAAAGAAGTAAATAGGTCAGCTCCTACAGACCCAAACTTTGTTACCTTATTTGCAGAAAGATTAATAGTTGCAGGACAATCAAATAATCCACAACAAGTAGCTTATAGTACTAGATTAGTACCAGAAAATTTTACAGGTAGTTCAGCAGGTACAGTAGATGTAGGTGACCAAATAGTAGGTATAAAATCTTTTCGTAATAAACTTATTATATTTTGTAAGAATAGTATTTATCAATTATCTGGTCTTGATGGTACACCAGTTTTATCCTCAGTAACTAAAAACATTGGTTGTGTAAGTGGTAAAACAATTCAAGAGATTGGTGGAGATTTAATTTTTCTTTCTCCAGATGGATTAAGAACTATTGCTGGTACTGCTCGTATTGATGATATTGAACTAGGTTCTATTAGTAGAAAAGTATTACCAATATTTAGAGATGATATATTCCCTAACATATCAACTTTAACTTTTTCTAGTATGGTTATTAGAGAAAAAAGTCAATACAGATTATTTTACTATAAAAGTGGAACAGTTGACAGAGAACAAAAAGGAGTATTAGGAACTTTTAAAATATCTTCACAAGGAATTCCTTTATATGAATGGAGTCAATGTACAGGTATAGGTGCTCGTATGACTCATTCAGGTTTTGATGAAAATAATAACGAAGTATATTATCATTCTAGTGCAGATGGATATGTATACGAACACGATAGTGGTAACACTTTTAATGATAGTGTTATTACTGCAGAATATAAAACACCTGACTTAGATTATGGAGATTCTGGTGTTAGAAAAACTTTATATTATTGTAAAACAAGTATAAGAGCTGAAGGTTCTAATGACAATTTAAAATTACTTTGTCGTTATGATTTTGATGATAATAATATTCCTCAGCCAGCTGAAACAAATATAGGTTCTTTAGCTAGTCCAGCTTTATTTGGAA